TTGGTGAGACAAGTACTAGTTGGTCATATCCTGTAGTTTCTGTTATTGATTTCCAAGGTGGATTTAGAAGTGGTAATGCAAGTACTTGGGATGATGGATGGAATATTACATATGTAACATCTTTTGGAACAGTAGCAACTACAATATATCCATCAGTAAGATTTGGTGATGTATATGCTCCTAGTATTAATGCGTCAAATGTTTATGCAAGTTCAGATGTAAGAGGTAATGATGTTTATACTACAGGTGGTTGGTTTAGAAACCATACTAATAGTAATGGTATATATTGGTCTGCTACAGGATGGCACTTAATGCCTGCTGATGGAGCTGATTTTAGAATGCATTCAGGAAATTCTGGAGCTGTAGCTTTACGAATGGAAACTAACGGTACTACTAGAGGTTATGTTTATGCAAATAGTAGTAATGAAATTGGGTTTTTAAATAGTGGACGTGGTTGGTCATTTAGAGTAGAGAATGGAGGTAGAATTGTAGCACATGGACCTATTGCAAGAACATCTCATTCTAATGGGTTTTTAGAAGGTTCATATAATAACGTGGGAGGTAATTCTTCATATACAAATCCTATTTATACTATTGGTTCATCTTATAACCCTACAGATAGTTCTTTATCAAACATGTATGGTATTGGATACTCACATCCAAACTTTTGGGGTTCTGGTAAAACACCTAGTTGGGGATTGTACGTTTGTGAGGCTGGTGGTATTAATGCAACAATAGGTGGTGGAGCTGTTACTATTTGGGCTCAAAATGACATAGTAGCATACTCAGATGCTAGAGTAAAAGATAATGTAGAAGTAATAAAAAATGCTATTGAAAAAATACAAGCCATTAGAGGTGTAACTTTTACTAGAACAGATGCGAATGATGAAGACCGCAATAAAAGACATGCAGGTGTTATAGCACAAGAAGTTCTTAAAGTATTACCAGAAGTAGTTACTGGCACAGAAGAAGATATGTATTCAGTAGCATATGGTAATATGGCTGCTTTATTCATCGAAGCAATCAAAGAACAACAACAACAAATTGAAGAACTAAAATCTATTATAAATGCCTTTACCAAGTAGTGGACAATTAAGTATCGGTGATATCAGAAATGAACAAGTAAATAATGGTGGATTCTCATCTACCTATAGCCTAAGAACACTTAGTTCTAATGCAGGAAAAGGTACACCAGATGCTATAAGTGAATTTTACGGTTATTCCGCATCAGTAACAGTTACTATAAATTGGTATATCCCATATTTAATGACATGTTATGCTTCTTATACAGTTACTGCTGCTTCAACAGCAACTTTAAATACTTCAATAGAAGTAGATATATATTGGTATGGAGATTTAGGTGGTTATGCAGCAGGCACTGTTAACATGCCACAAAATACTTCTTGTAATAGTACAACTATTTCTACAGGAGGTGGTATAAATTGTTGGGGTGAAAACATAAGCAATAGTACTGTTAATATTTATCCATCAACAGGTACAGGCCAATCATACCAAGCTGGTGGGTATAACCCAATAGGTATGTCACCATGTTAAAAAACTTTATAAATTATGATAAATTATTACACACGACCAGATGGAGCTCATGTTAAAGTGAACACCGAAACAAAAACAGTAGTAAATGTTTTAAATATTCCTACACAGAAAACTATTTCTCAAATCGATAATGAAGAATATTACAACAATATGCTTCCACAGTTTTCTAGTACTTATACTTCAATAGATGAAGCTACCTATGTTGCCGCTTTTGAAGCAGCTAGAACAGCTATTGTTGGAATGTAAATAAAATATTTATTAATGGAATTTAAATAAGTTTATGGAAAATAAGTTTTGCATCTCAACACTAACTCATAGTGCTGGCAACAGAGATAAATTTTTAAAACTAACAATAAAAACATTTCTTGAAAATACTACTCTCCCAAAAGTAGAATGGTATATTCATTGTAATGGGTTTGATCAAAATATTATAGATGTTGTAGAAGAAGCAAAACAACTCTATAGTGATAGAGTAATATTTCATTTTACTCAATCTGAAAATAATGGAGTTGGTTTTGGGATTAATCGTTTAAACGAACAAACAACACAATACGAATACGTTTTATTCTTAGAAGGAGATTGGATTACTATACCAACAAATCAAGATTGGTTAAATAATTGTTTGAATTATATGAATTCAAATAGTGAAATAGATCAAATCCTTCTAAGAAGATACTTACATGATGTTGATGATAGACAATTTGGTTTTGGATATTGGATTAGAGAGGATAATATTAACTTCATTAATGAACCTTTCCTCCATTTAAAGAAAAAAGAATATACTAATAATCCTTACATCAGACGTAATAAGAGATTCTATGAAGCTGAAATATTTCCACTTCAAGAATTTATTATTGATGGCCAACCAACAGAATTAAAAGACAAAGAAAATTGGGGCCAAGCTGAATTAAAAGCAGAATCATTAGGATACAAATTACACTCAGTATATTTGATGATGGGTACAATGGTTCATTGTGATCATTTCCCAACATATGATGATTGGGAAGCATTAGAACAGAAAAAAACTAAATGTCAATACTATAAGGAATGTAAATATGGTTATCTATTTTCAAATGAGAGGTTTTGTGGATTGTGTGTAAAAGAAGCATCATTTAGTGATCTAGAAAGACATAATCAACTTTACGAAAGAACTTACTATTAGTTTGGTTATATAAATTATTAGTCGTATATTCACCAAAATATATTTTTATTATGGCTGATCATATTAATCATTTAACTACAGTTAATGGAGTAATGTGGTGTGTTGATGAAGTAACCTCATCTAAAGACAACTATATCATTACAGGATGGGTAGCACACATAATGCAACCTATTAAATCGTTTATTGTAGGAGAAGAAGTAATAACACCAGAATCTGTTCAAAGATCTGATGTAAAAGAATTTTATACTTATTTACCAACAGATGAAGTTGGATTTATTTTAAGTATTAAAAAAGAAAACATAAATAAACCTGTTGGGTTAGTATTACAAGACAATTCTGTTGTAGGTTATATAGGTACATTTGAAAAATGGGTAGTATATCACTCTGGATTTACTTCAACTGCTAAAAAAGGTATTGTAGTAGTAGATAATTTCTATAGTGATCCTGATTGGGTTCGAAATTATGCTATGAATAACCTAGAATATAAAGAATCAGGTTATCATAAAGGTAGACGTAGTACTGATAGATTTATTTTAGAAGGTACTAAAGAAAAATTTGAAGAAATTTTAGGAAAGAAAATTACAAATTGGAATTATGAATACTATGCAAATGGTATTTTCCAATACTGTACTTCACAAGACCCAATCGTCTATCATATTGACACTCAGACTTATGCAGCAATGGTTTATTTAACACCAGATGCTCCTTTACAAACAGGTACTGCTACTTATAGAAGTAAAATAACAGGTGCTACTAGATTTGATGAAGCTAGAGGTGAATTATATTATCAAACCTTTAAAGGATTAAGTAATGAAATGAATTTCTATGATTCAACAACATATGAAGTAGTAGATACTGTAGCAAATGTTTATAATCGTTTAGTGATGTTTGATTCAAAATCAATACATGCTGCTACAGGTTATTTTGGAGATGCTATTGAGAATGCTAGATTTTTTCACCTATTTTTCTTTGACGTAGAATGGTAATACACATATTAACGCGTTGTACGCGACAGCAAAATTTATTGACAATTAAAAAAACAGTATTTCCTAGTCCTGTAACTGTTGTTTGGCATATTATCTTTGATACAACAACATTAAAAGACATTGATGCTGAATTGTTAAATGAATTACAAGGACCAAGTACAAGATTTCATTTTGTAAAGGGAGATGGTAGTGATTACCTATATCCTCAACTAAGTGATATTATAGAAAAACTTCACTCTGATGTTTATATTGCAATATTAGATGATGATAACACTATTCATGAAAACTTCTATAGTGTAATTAAATCAGAAATAGAATCTAATCCTGATAAAGAAGCATTTGTATTTGAACAATTTGTAGACAAAAAGGACTTTACTGGTTTAGAAGTTAGAAATGTAGGACCTGAGCATATGAAATTACAACACATAGACTCAGCTCAATATGTTATTAAACAAAGTTTATACATACAGGGCAGATATGAAGGTGGATATTGTGGAGATGGAGTGTTTATAGAACAACTATACAAACAATTCCCAGAAAAATTCCATTTTATTCATCAACAACTGTGTTACTATAACCGTTTAACTCCAGTTAAAAAGGCTAGAGTGCCTAAAATACTTTATGTAGGTGGTACAACAAAATTAGAAAGTATTAAACATTTAGGGTATGAAGATACAAGTCTAAATGTATTAAATGTACCAAATGATAATAATATAGAAGAATTATTAACATCGTTTAAACCAGATTCGATTATTACAGTTGGTAAACATTTTTCTGAATTTCCAAATTTATGTCGTCAACCTTTAGAAGTAAGAAAGAAATGGTTTAATGTTGAAGAAGATTCTGCAGACAATGGAGAAATAGCTTACAATGTATCTATGAACCAAATGCTAACAGCATCAAATGAGCATTTAGTTTCATATTTTACTCCAATTTATAATACTGGAGGTAAATTATGGCGCACATATAGATCATTACTTGAACAAACTTATCAAGATTGGGAATGGGTAATGGTAAATGATTCATCTGATGGTGGCAAAACACTTAAAATAGCAGAGGAAATTGCTAAACGTGATCCAAGAGTAAGAGTATACGATTTTAGAGAAAAAACAGGTGGTATTATTGGAGAATCAAAATATAGAGCTGCTTGCTTAACAAGAGGATTCTTACTAGCAGAACTAGATCATGATGATCTATTAACTGAAAATTGCACAATGGATCTAGTTAAGGCTTCTAAAGCATTTCCAGATGCTGGTTTCTTCTTTAATGATAGTGTTGAAGTAAATGAAAATTGGGAATCATTAACATATGGAGATGGATTTGCATTTGGATATGGCAAATATAGAAAAGAAACTTATAGAGGATATGAATGGGATGTAGTAATTACTCAAAACCTTAATCCTAAAACAATAAGACATATTGTTGGTATTCCAAATCACGTTCGTGCTTGGAGAAGAGATACTTATTTCGCTGTTGGCGGACATAATAGAGATTTATCTATAGCAGATGATTATGAATTAGTAGTTAGAACATTCTTACACACTAAAATTTGTAAAATACCTAAAATAGGTTATATCCAATTTATCTACAACGACCATACAGGACAAAACACACATGATTTATCTAGAGCTGATATCCAGCGTAGAGTAAGATCGATTATGTATCATTATAATGAAAGAATTGCAAAGCGATTTGAAGAATTAGGAGTTGAAGATTGGGCCTATAATGAAAACCCAGGTAATCCATTAGCAGTAGAAAGTAGATTTGGTGAAGGTGAAAATTATGTAAATTATATCTACAATGATTAGTATTATTATTCCTACTTTATGGCAATCGGATTGCATTTACGAAACCATTCGTACTTTTAAACAAGATAAAGTACCTGATTCTGAACTTATTATTATAGATAACGCAAATAGTGATTTTAAAGAAGAAGAAATTACAATTCTTAAACAACAAGAAAACATATTTGTTAATCCTGCTTGGAATTTAGGCGTTGAATTAGCTAAAAATGATATTATATGTTTATTAAACGATGATATAACAATTAATTTAAAAACGTTATTTAATAATATCCCACATTTTCCTGAATATGGTATAATAGGATTTGATGCTAATAGAAACCTCACTCAAACAATAAATAATGACGATGATGTTTTTGAATTAGAAGAAGCACCATGCCGCACATTAGGATTTGGATGTATGATGATAATGCCTAAATCACATTATGAACCAATCCCACCAGAATTAAAAATATATTTTGGAGATGATATGTTATATTGGTTAAACAAAGATTTTTTTAAAAGAAAAATATATAATGTATCTAATTTAAAAGCAATAGGTGAACTAAGTAAAACAAGTAAACCATATGAACCACAACTTCAAGTAGAGGTTCATCATTTTGATAGATATATTCCTCAATTACAACAAAAATACAAATAATATGCAAACCGGTTTTTTATTTCCTAGAAAGCATGTTGATCCTCAAAATTATTATTATTTTGATAATGGATTTAGCGCAGCTGAATTGGATAAAATTTATAGAGAAGTAGGAAATATTCCCTTTATGGAAGCTACTACAATAGGTGGTGATAATAAAGAAGCAAGATCATCTTCCATCAAATGGGTTCCACATTCCCACCAATGGCATTGGCTATATGGTAAATTAATGGATATGGCTATGGAATCTAACGCAGCCTTATGGGATTTTGATCTATATTCAGCACCAGAACAAATTCAATACACAGAATATTATGCTGCTGAAGGAGGTCATTACATTTGGCACCAAGATATTGGACCAGGAATGCTTTCATTACGTAAAGTATCAATTACAGTACAACTATCAGCTCCTGATGAATATGAAGGTGGTGATTTAGAAATATGGCAGGGAGGTAACGATGCTATTAAAGCTCCTCGCGGAAAAGGCACAGTAGTTATATTTCCATCATATATGATGCACCGTGTAACCAAAGTAACTATGGGTACTCGTAGATCATTTGTATTATGGTTGGGGGGAGAGCACTATCGTTAATATTTATTCATGTAAAAAATACAAAAAATGGCAATAAAAATCACAAAACAAATTGGTACTGACTTAGGTATCACAAATGAAGCATATTTACGCATTGTTAATTATAACATTCAAAAAGGTGGATATGCTAACTTCCAAACTCAGTTGTTTTTAAATGCATCTGATGCAACTGGATCTCAATCATATCTTTACCCGGGAATGGGTGGACAAACAGCTCGTAATCAACAAATTGGCGATCATTTAAATGTTGATTTAAGAGTACCATCTGAAAGTATTGTTTATAGAACAATTACTGTGCCTTCTCAAAGTGTTGATGCTTCTGGAAGTGTTACTTATGTAAATGTTGAACAACAAATTTCTGAAAGTGTAACCGTAATGATTCCTGATTTTTCTCAAGTAGAAGAAGCAAATATTTTTGAATTTGGATATGCTAAATTAAAAGAAAAAGTAGCAGAAGTGTTTGGTACTGGTAGCTATCAAGATTGCTAAAAATAATTACAATATTTGTAGTATTTAGGGGGTGATTATTCACCCCCTTTCATATTTATACATGATACTTCAACAAAAATAATTATGGCTTTAACTCTAAGATCCCAAAAAGGCAGCGCTCTTACATGGCAAGAAATGGATGATAACTGGACCCATCTAAGTGGCAGCATAGATCAAATAACTGTAACTCAAGGTGCACAAGGTGCTCAAGGTATTCAAGGATTAGTAGGTCCTCAAGGTAATCAAGGCCCAACAGGGTTCCAAGGTAACCAAGGCCCAAATGGTCCTCAAGGTCTTACTGGCCCACAAGGCAACCAGGGTCCTACCGGTTCACAAGGCAACCAAGGTCCTATAGGTTTTCAAGGTGATCAAGGAGTTAGAGGTTTTCAAGGCTTTACAGGAGAACAAGGCTTTACTGGCCCACAAGGCAATCAAGGTCCTATAGGTGAACAAGGTTTTACAGGATTTCAAGGTTTAGAAGGTCCTCAAGGACACCAAGGATATACAGGTGATCAAGGAAATCAAGGTCGTCAAGGTCCAATAGGTCCACAAGGTAACCAAGGTCCAACAGGTTTACAAGGTTTAACAGGTGATCAAGGTTCTCAAGGCCGCCAAGGTCCTCAAGGTATTCAAGGTATCAAAGGTGATCAGGGTAACCAAGGCCCTACTGGTTTCCAAGGCAACCAAGGTCCAATTGGAGATCAAGGTTTTACTGGACCTCAGGGTAACCAAGGCCCAATTGGAGATCAAGGCCGTCAAGGTCCTGTAGGCCAACAAGGTTCACAAGGCAACCAAGGTCCAAAAGGTGACCAAGGTAATCAAGGTAATCAAGGTCCTCAAGGCAATCAAGGCCCAACTGGATTTCAAGGAATAACAGGTGATCAAGGTTTTCAAGGCAACCAAGGTCCACAAGGTAATCAAGGTTTAGTTGGACCTCAAGGTCTTACAGGTCCACAAGGTAATCAAGGTCCAAAAGGTGACCAAGGTAACCAAGGCCCTACAGGTTTACAAGGATCAACAGGTGATCAAGGTTCTCAAGGACCAACAGGCCCACAAGGCAACCAGGGTCCTACAGGTTTCCAAGGCAACCAAGGTCCACAAGGTGTACAAGGCCCACAAGGCATTAAAGGTGACCAAGGTAACCAAGGTCCTTTAGGTCCACAAGGTTTAGGACTTCAAGGTATTGCTGGCCCACAGGGTAACCAAGGTCCACAAGGTAATCAAGGCCCAACTGGTAATTTTGGTGGTGCTGCTTTTGATTACACATTTAGTACTAATACAGCGAACACTGTTCCTGGAAATGGATTTTTAAAATTAAACAATTTATCATTTCCAACAGCTTCATTCTTATATATAAGTGAAATAGATGATGCTAGTGTTTCAGTATACAACTATTTACAAACAATAGATGATTCAACTTCAGCAATTAAAGGACACTTTACTATTGCTGAAAAGAGTAATACAAATAATTTTGCTTTATTTGCAATAGTAGGTTCTCATACTCACAATACAGGATACTTTGAAGTTCCTTCTACATGGTTATCAGGTGCTAGTTCGTTTACAAATAACTTAGACGTTATTGTTACGTTCGCAAGAACTGGTGATAGAGGAGATATTGGTTATCAAGGTTTCCAAGGTGTTATGGGTCCTCAAGGTAATCAGGGTCCAACAGGTATTCAAGGCTCTCAGGGTAACCAAGGCCCAGCAGGCCCTCAAGGTAACCAAGGCCCAACAGGTCTTCAGGGTATAACTGGAACTCAAGGTAACCAAGGCCCACAAGGCAACCAAGGCCCTAATGGTCCTCAAGGTAACCAAGGCCCTACTGGTTTCCAAGGCAATCAAGGCCCTACAGGTTTTCAAGGCAACCAAGGCCCACAAGGCAATCAAGGCCCAACAGGTTTCCAAGGTAACCAAGGCCCACAAGGCAATCAGGGTCCAAACGGCCCACAGGGTAATCAAGGCCCTACTGGTTTTCAAGGCAACCAAGGTCCTCAAGGTAACCAAGGTCCAAAAGGTGATCAAGGTTTTCAAGGTAGACAAGGCCCAACTGGTGATCAAGGTTTTCAAGGTAACCAAGGCCCTAACGGCCCTCAGGGTAATCAAGGTAGACAAGGTCCAATTGGTGATCAAGGTTTCCAAGGTAGACAAGGTCCAACAGGTGCAGATTCTACTGTAGCAGGTCCTCAAGGCCGTCAAGGCCCTTCAGGTGCAGATTCTACAGTAGCAGGTCCACAGGGACGTCAAGGCCCTTCAGGTGATGCTGGTGGTACTGGTCCACAAGGTAGACAAGGTCCTACAGGTGATGCTGGTGGTACTGGTCCTCAAGGACGTCAAGGTCCTACAGGAGCTGATTCTGCTGTAGCAGGCCCTCAAGGTAACCAAGGCCCTCAAGGCCGTCAAGGTCCAACAGGAGATGCTTCAACAGTAGCTGGTCCTCAAGGTCGCCAAGGTCCAACAGGAGATCCAGGTGCTGCTTCAACAGTAGCTGGTCCTCAAGGTCGCCAAGGTCCTACGGGTGATGTTGGTGGTGTTGGTCCACAAGGTAGACAAGGTCCTAGTGGTGGAGATGGTGGAACTGGTCCACAAGGCCGCCAAGGTCCAAACGGTCCTCAAGGTAATACTGGTCCTGGATTTAATGCAATATCACCTGCAACAAATAATGCAATTGTAATTTCAAATGGTACATCAACAGGAGCATTTACAAATGCAAGTGTGTATGTAAGTGGAAATACGATTTATGCAGATGCTTTCTATCAAAACTCATCTCGTAGTTTAAAACATAATATTATTCCTTATAATAATGATGCTTAAATATTATTAAATCAAGTTAATGTAGTAAAATTCAATTATAAGGACGATGAGGAACAAATTCCACACATTGGATTTATAGCTGAAGATACTCCAAGTGAATTATCTACACCTAAACAAAATACTATGGATGTACCTTCAGTAGTAGGTGTATTAATTAAAGCGATTCAACAATTAGAAGCTAGAATAAAGGAACTAGAAAATGAGAAGTAATGGATACGCAGTAACTTTTAATGAACTTCAACAAATGGTAAATGAAAATTTACTATTGTTGAAAACAGGTCAATCTATTCCAGCTAATAATAAATGTATGACTGGAAGAGAAGTTAGTGATCGTGTACATGTGTATGCGGGAGATGCTCCAAGTGGTGGATTTTTACCCCTATACAACTACTTTGACCCAGATTTAAACCTTAATGTAGTTGCTCCATCTAGAAACTTGTTACCAAAATTTGAACAAATAAATCCTATAAGAGCTCAATCTGTTTTATTTGAGTTAAACCAAGAAGGTAATCCTTATTTAAATGCAGATCTATTTGCTTCAGTAAATGGAAATAATCTTTTATTAGATCCTGCTAATAATTTATATGGAATGTTTTTTGGAGGACCACAATATTCTCCTCAAATGAACCCATCCGTAAAAGTAGGAAATAGTATGACTGTTACAGCTAATTTTGGATTAGCAAACATTGAAGGATCTACTTGGGGATGGGAAGCACCAGGATATGGATTTTTAGAAGTATATGCTAATGGAACTTTAATTAGTGATCAAAATATTTATAAAAACCAAGCTTATGGTCCTAATTCACAACAACTAAGTTATACTTTTATTGTTCAACCATCAACAAACTATTATATTAAAGCATATTCATTAGTAACATACGTATACAATGCATGTTATAACACTTACACACCAAGTAATGCATGTTTTTCATCAAATAATCTTGGATATGGCTGTGATAACTGTAACTGTGTAGATTGTTAAAAATAAATTTATAATAAATGGCAGCACCTCCTTCATTTTTTTATTCTACATGTGTAACTTTTTACTCTTGGTGTAATCCTATAGCTGTGAATTGTACTCTTTATTCAAATCCTAAAAGAACAGCTACTATGGGTGCAGGATATTATTCTAATGGAGTTAGCGTATATGAAACTAATTCATCTGGGGTTGTACTGGCTATATCAGCATGTTCTAATTGCCCAGTAGCAGACACATTTGTTACATCTTTCTGTAGTGGATATGATTTATATTATACTTATACAGATGGTAATTGTGGAACGTACAACACATTAATTGAATCAAATTCAGCAACTTGTGGATATACACAATCTTATCCATATAGTTGTGACTGTGGAGGTGGATGTGCTGGATATAATGATCCTTGCTACATTATTGGTTGTACTGATTGTTACCAACAACAATAAAATAAAAACTTATGATAAATTATTACAAAGGAAAACAAGTCTACTTATCAGTAGATAGTGAAACTCAAAAAGTTATTACACTAATCAACGAACCAAATGAATGTATTATGCGAGTAATAGCACCAGCTCCATTTATTAATAAAATAGCTGAGGATACATCTAACGGTATTTTTGAAGAATCAACAGAAGAGGTATTTAACGCAGTTAAACAGGAAGTAAAAGATCGTCTTTCTTCTTTATAAGATTACGTTTTTGGATCTTCTTATATATTTATATACGAACAAAAAATATAAACTATTATGTTAACATTCATTATTGTATTAGCGGTAGCAGCTATTGTTGTTTTCGCTTTAACTAAAAAAGGTAAAATTGCTGATGCAAACAACAACAACATTCCTGATGCTCTTGAACATGTAGCAGCTAAAGTAACAGAAGAAGTAAAAGAAACTGTTGCTGAAGTAAAAGAAGTAGTTGAAAAAGTTAAAAAAGCAAAAGCTCCAAAAGCTAAAACTGAAGCTGCTCCTAAGAAAAAAACAACTAAAAAAGTAAAATAATAATATAGTAAAGCAAGTTATGGAAAAAATTAGTCTAAAGTTATTCGAGTTTTTAAATCTCGAAGTTGAAATTAATGGTTTAGTAAACCAACAAACAGGTGAAACACTTTCTAAAGGACTATTAGGTGAAAAACTTAATATGGTAACTAAGTATTGGATCACTGATTTAAACAAAAGATTGACTTCTGAAAAAGAATCAATTAACAAACTTCGTGACGAATTAATTATGAAGTTTGGATCTCAGGATGAACAAGGTGGTTATCAATTAATCCCATCTTTTAGAAAAGAAGATGGTGTTGATGAAGAAGGAAACCCTAAATACATCAACGAACCAAATCCTCAGTTCTTTGAATTTCAAAAAGAATACAACGATTTGTTAAACCAAGAAAGAGAATTAGAATATAAGCCTTTCAACATTGCTGATTTTAAGCATGTTGAAACAGAAGGCAATTACAGTACCTTCTTTAAGTTAATTAAAGTTGAAGACTAATCTCCCTATATAAACACTTGAAAGAACTGCCTCTAGTTATAGAGGCTTTTCTTCATTAAATTAAGTTACATGAACAAATTAGTTGAGATAGGTAAAGCTTGGATAGCAGCTGCTAATCCAACACCAGAACAAAAAGAAATTGCAGAACATAGATTATCAATATGTGATGGATGTGAACACAAAACATTCCAAGAAGTTATGCATTTTTGGTATTGTAATGCTTGTGGGTGTCCTTTAAATAAAAAGGTATTTTCACCTGTAAAAGATAGTTGTCCAAAGAAAAAATGGGAAAAATAATATGAATAAGAAATTAACAGAACAAGAATTAGAAGAAATGAATATGCTGCGTGAGCAATATTCAAAAATTATGTTTGATATGGGTCAATTAGCGTATGACAAGTATCAATTAGAAGAACAAATAAAACTAATAGACCAGGAATTAACAGGGCTACGCTCAGATATAAAAACTAACGGAAGTCGCCAAGACGAATTTTTAGAAAAAATACGTGAAAAATATGGTGAAGGGGTGTTAGATACTCAAACAGGTGAGATCCTAATACAAAGTTAGGCGGTTACGTGTTTTTCCGGATATTTATTATCGAATAATTCAAATCAATTTAACATAAAAATACTATGGCAGAAAAAATTATCTCTCCTGGCGTTTTCACTCGCGAAAACGATAAGAGTTTAGTACAAAGAGGTATTCAAGAAGCTGGCGCTGCTATTGTTGGACCTACAGTTAAAGGTAACCCTTTAGCCCCAACATTAGTAACATCTTATAGCGAATACTTATCAGTTTTTGGAGATGTATTCAAGAGTGGTAGTAACTACTATGAATATTTTACTTCATTAGCTGCTAAAGAATACTTCAATAATGGTGGAACTTCATTATTAGTAACCAAAATAATTAGTGGTTCTAGTAACTACTTAACATATGCTAGTTCTTCAGTATCAGCATCATCTAACTCTACAGCTTCTTTTGTATTAGAAGCAATGAGCTGGGGTGATATTGCAAATAACAGTGGATCTGAAACAGCAGGCGCTTTAGCAAACGGTACATCAGAAAACGTACGTTGGGAAGTAAGTAATGTAAATACTACAAAAGGTACATTTACATTAACTATTCGTCGTGGTGATGATAATACAAACAATAAAAATGTATTAGAATCATTTACAAACTTATCATTAGACCCAACTCAACCAAACTATATTTCTCGTGTAGTAGGTGATGCAAGACCTGTTTATAATTCATCAAAAGGAATTGTAGAAATTTCAGGTAGCTTCGATGGTGGTTCTTCATATGTACGTGTTAGAACAGTAAATAATGCTGTTGACTCAATTGATAATTTAGGTGCTTTCAAATCTGCCTACAGTGGTTATTTACCATCTGCAGGTAGTGGTTCATTTAGTGGTGGTGTTGCTGCAACTAACAGAGTAGCTACATTCTTTGAATCAGTAGACACAGCTGCTACAAACTGTCAAGGTTTTGTTGCTGCTGATTATACTGCTGCTTTAACTTTATTGTCAAATAAAGATGATTACGATTTCAATTTATTAATGGTTCCTGGTGTTACATTAGGAACAGGTCCTTTAAGTACATTATCTGACGACGTAGTTGCAGTTTGTGAAGGAAGAGGTGATTCAATGGCAATTATCGATACAACAGCTTACGGTGTAAATGTATCAGGTGCTGTTACAGCTTCAACAGCTGTAGGTTCTAACTACGGTGCTGCTTACTACCCTTGGGTACAAGTATTCAGCAATAACTTAGGTAAGGCTGTATGGTGTCCTCCATCTGTAGTAATGGGTGGTGTATATGCATTCAACGACCAAGTAGGTGCTGAATGGTTCGCACCAGCAGGTTTAAACCGCGGTGGAATTGGATCAGTATTACGTGCTGAAAGAAGATTATCTCAAAGCGATCGTGATGATTTATATGATACAAACATTAACCCATTAGCTTCATTCCCTGGAGAAGGTGTTGTAGCGTTTGGTCAAAAGACATTACAGAAGAAATCAACTTCATTAGATAGAGTAAACGTTCGTCGTTTATTGATCACATTAAAACGTTTCTTAGGTCAAGTAGGTCGTTCATTAGTATTCGAACAAAATACAGCAGCTACAAGAAACAGATTCTTAAGTATTGCTAACCCTTATTTAGAATCAGTAGTACAACGTCAAGGTTTATATGCCTATAAAGTTGTAATGGATGATTCAAATAATTCACCAGATGTAATTGATAGAAACCAATTAGTAGGTCAAATCTATTTACAACCTAGCAAAACTGCTGAATTTATTGTGTTAGATTTCACAGTGTTACCAACTGGAGCAACATTCCCAGCGTAAGAATTATAAACAATAATATTTATTAATAGACAAAATTTAACATAAAATGGCTGTATTAGATGCAAACCAAATAATGTTCACCGCTTTTGAACCAAAAGTGCAGAACCGTTTCATCATGTATGTAGATGGTATTCCAGCATATTTGATTAAGAAAGCAGCGTCTCCTCAGTTTGACGCAGGTGAAATCATATTAGATCACATTAACGTTTACCGCAAAGTAAAGTGTAAAGTTAAGTGGCAAGATATGAACTTAGAACTTTATGATCCAATCACTCCAAGTGGTGCTCAAGCTGTAATGGAATGGGCTCGTTTGGCTCACGAATCAGTAACTGGCCGCGATGGTTACTCTGATTTCTATAAAAAAGATTTAGTATTAAACGTATTAGGCCCAGTAGGTGACATCGTTAGCGAATGGGTAATCAAAGGTGCTTATGTAAAATCAGCAAACTTTGGTGAATACGATTGGGCTAGTGAATCAGCAGTAAACATTTCACTTACTGTTGCTATGGATTATTGCGTATTGAACTTCTAATTCCCTTCATATTTCTCTCTCAAGAGGCGTCTGCTTTGCAGACGCTTTCTTTTTTCGTATATTTATATATACACAAATAAAAATGTTATATGAGCGATTTTAAAATGCCAACAGAAACAGTTACATTGCCTTCTAAAGGTTTATTGTATCCTAAAGAATCACCACTATCCAAGGGTGAAATAGAAATGAAATATATGACGGCTAAGGAAGAAGATATTCTTACTAATGCCAATTATATTAAAGATGGATCAGTACTTAACAGAGTAATGCAATCATTAATTGTAACACCAGTTAGTTTTAATGATATATTAGTATGCGATAAAAACGCAATACTATTAGGAGCCCGTATTTTAGGATATGGTGCTGAATATCAATTTAAAAACTACAATTATGAGACAGGTGTAGAAGAATTAATAACTGTTGATTTATCTACATTAAAAGAAAAAGAAGTTGATTTATCATTATTTACTGAAGGTAAAAATGAATTTACATTCACAATGCCCCTATCAGGAAATGTAGTAACATTTAAACTTTTGACTCACGGTGATGAGCAAGCAATTGATGCTGAAATTAAAGGATTAAAGAAAATTAACCCACAAGGTTCATTTGAGATTACTACACGTTTAAAATATATAATCACATCAGTTAATGGTAAAAGAGAATTAGCATCTATTCGTGATTTTGTTGACAATGGATTAACAGCAAAAGACGCAAGAGCATTGCGCGAATATTATGCACAAATCCAACCAGATATTGATATGACTTATTATCCGGAGGGTGCAGAGGAGGGCATCGTTATTCCAGTAGGAATTAACTTTTTTTGGCCTGACTCAGGAAGATAGACCTATAATATTCGACCAAATACATGAAATAGTATTCCACGGAAAAGGTGGATACGATTGGTACACGGTTTACAATATGCCTATATGGTTGCGTAGGTTTACATTCCGTAAAATGAAAAAGTTTTATGAGGATGAAGCAGAAGCGGTTGAAAAACAAAATCAACAGCTTGAAAATAAAACAAAACCATCTTCAAAACCACTAACACCCAACGTAACACAACCCACATATTCAACAAGAGCGCCTAAGAAATAGGCGCTTTTAATATTTATACGGGCAACATTAAATGTAAATAATGCCGGATCCAACACCAATATCAGCAGCGGAAGCAGCAGAACTAGTCAGACTGATGAAAGACTTAAGAGAGATAACTATCTCTGATGTTAAGGCTTTCGAACAGTTAATTGGTGGTGCTGAAAAATTCCGTAAAGAATTACAAAGTCTTAGAAAAGAACAATCTAATCTAAATTCAGATGTAAATACTTTCTATGAAACTTTAAAAGCAAGTGTTCGAGAATTACTTAATCAAAAGAATGCTTCTAAAGATATTAATTCATCTTTTAAAAAGATATCAGATATTACTTCTAAATTAAAGTATGACCAAGATGATATCAGCACACTTAGTAAAAATCAAATTGTAAGCTTACAGAAAAAACTAGAAATAGAGAAAAAAAATCTAACAGAATCTTATAAAGCTAATGAACAACGTAAAGCTGAAATCCAAAACATATTTAGAAGTGCTCAGTTAAGACAAAATGCTAATCTTCCAGCCTTAAGAAAAGAATTTCAAGAAATTCAAAAGGCACAAAGATCAGCTAAAGGAATGCTAGATGATTCTATACTTTTAGGTAAAGTTATTCAAGATCGTTTAGATTATGAAAAAAAGATAAATGAAACTTTAGGTATATCTGGAAAAATAGTAGATGGTATAGTTGGTGCTTTAGGTAAATTAGGTATTAGTAGTGAGTTCTTTGAGAACCTAAAGGAAGATATGAGGGAGGTTGCTAAAACAGGAAGTAAGTGGGATGTATTAATGACTGGGGTGAGAGGAACAGTTTCTGGAATAGGGCAAGCATTAAAGGACCCAGTTACACAACTTACTATATTATTAAAAATTGCAAATTTCTTCTTCAAAGCTGCTTTAAACGCAAACGCACAAGCAGTTGAATTAGGAAAACAATTAGGATATGGTACTCAAAGAGCAGATGCCTTTAGAGAAAAGATGGTTGCTATTGAAAGATCATCTACTAATCTAAATGTTAATACTAAAAATTTAACTCAAGCATTTGGTGAATTAGTTAAAGCAACAGGATTCGCTTATGAATTTTCAGCTGACCAACTTGAAACTCAGATTAAATTAACTAGACAAGTTGGATTACAAGCTGATGAAGCAGCCCAAGTACAAAGATTTGCAGCATTATCAGGTAAATCATCTGAAGAAACTTATAGATCATTTGTTAGAGGTTTAGCAGTAACAAGAAACCAACTTAGAGTTGGTATTGACTTCAGATCAGCATTAGCAGAAGCGGTTAAAGTATCAGGCCAATTAGCGGCTAACTTAGGATACAACCCAGAACGTATTGCAGCAGCAATAGTTCAAGCTAAAGCATTAGGTACTACATTAGAAGATACTAAATCACAAGCTGAATCTTTATTAAATTTTGAATCATCAATTGAAAATGAATTAAAAGCTGAATTATTAACAGGTCAAGCTTTAAATTTAGAAAGAGCTAGAGCATTAGCTTTACAAGGTGATATGGCTGGTGTAGCTCAAGAATTGGCTAACCAAGGTATGACTGCTGCTAAGTTTTCTAAGATGAATGTATTAGCACAAAATGCTTATGCTCAATCTTTAGGTACTACATCTGATAAGTTAGCTGAACAATTAAGAAAAAGAGAGGAAGCAGTTAAATCTGGAAAATCATTACAACAGATAAGTGAAGAAGAAGCAGCACAAGCTCTTGAAAGACAAAATGTTCAAGATAAATTTAATGCTGCTGTAGAAAAATTACAAAGCTTATTTGGTAATTTAATGGCAGGTCCTTTAGGATCATTCCTAGATACATTATCAGGCGGATTAAGTATTATAAACCAAATGATACCAGCATTAAAAATAATTGGTGGTTTATATTTGCTTATCAAAGGTTATCAATTAACATCAAATATATTATCAACAGCAGCATTAGCTACTAATAGAGCTGGCTTCGCAGTAAAAGCAGCCCAAATGGGAACTGAAGCTTTTATTACTCGCGAAAAGGGAGTTCAAAGTTTAATGGACAAACAAGGCCTAGGAGCTAGAATAATATATAATGCTCAGTTATTAGCAGGGTTAGTAAGAGAACAAGGTATAGCAGGTATTAAAACATTTGCTGCTACGTTAGACGAAAAAAGCCTTGCTAGAAAAATAATAATGGGCACTTATGATGCTGCAGCTGTTGTAGCAGAGAGAGCAAAAGCAGGTTTGATATTCCTTCAAACTACTTATGAAAAAGTTTCTCTTATGCTTAAAAAACAAGGTTTAATATTCACTATTAGAGAAGCTTGGAAGAGTATAGCAGGAGCAGCAATGGCAGCTTTCCAATCAGCAGCAAAAATACCAGTCATAGGTTGGGTATTAGGTGCAGCTGCAGCAGCAGGTGCTGTTGCTTTAGGTGCTACGTTAATGACAAAAGGAGATGACGTTGTTTCTCCAGGATATGGAAAACGAACATTAATGGCCCCTGAAGGTGCTATAGCTTTAAATGATAAAGATACAGTAATAGCTGGTACAAACTTAGGTGGTGGAGGTGGTAAAGAAAGCAGTGGAGGTGGTGTATCTATTGATTTATCACCGGTGGTCAATGCTCTTGCAGAAGTTAAAGCAGCAATTGATCAATTAATCAATAAAGAAGGCATAGTAATGATGGACAGTGTAAAAGTAGGTACAACACAAAATATGAATGGTTCCTACAAAACAGCTTAATTAAATATTTATACATAGACAATTTTAAATTAAAATAAAAATGGCAATCATTAATCAAAAAGACAAAAGCAAATTGGGTTTAATTGCAAACGGATTTTCAGCTAATAAGTTTGGATACTTTGCAGGTACAGCTACTGATAAATTACATAATCAGTACTCAATCCACACAGATCCTAAAGTTAAATTAGTTGACTTTAATGGTTCTTCTAAAGTTAGACAAGAATCTACATTAGATGAATTAGATCAAAAAGCACCACGTAATCCTCGTATTAAGCAATACAAGTCAAGACCAGGCCGCAAATACAGCGATTTAGGACCTGCTGATGGTCGTTACTAATAAATAATTAAGGATGCCTATAATTACGCAATTAAATGCTACCAAACTACGTAGTTTAAAGTACGGTAATGATACCTCAAACGGAGGTAACAGTGGGCAGCCTTATATGAAGGTTGAATTAAAAGACGTTGATAAACCCTTTAATAGATTTAGACTTACTAAGTTTGATGATGGTTTGATCAGAGGTGGAGCTATTGGGGCTTTAAATGCTTCTGTAGTTGATACACTTCGTATAGGTAAATTCCTTAAAGATTTTCCTAAAGGACCTTTATTTATAGTTAAACAAGTTGGATTACAATTATCTAATCCTAAACTTGAAACTAAAAAAGGTCTTGGTGGTTTACTAGGTAAAGTTGGTTCAACACGTTTATATAATCTAGGGATTAATACATTAGCACAGGTTCCTCTTAATGCATTTGGTGGACACTTAATGAGACATGGACTTTTACCAGTAATGGATGAAAGTACTAAATATATTAATGTAGTTACTGAAAACAATAGAGAAGTAAATAATGCAGCAGGTAGCATGCTTAGTATGGCAGGTGCTGTTGGAAACTTTTGGAATCCAAGTGGTGGTAATAATAGATTAGTTGGTTTAACAAATAAATTCAACTTAGGAGATAACGAAGGAGATATTACTGAGCAATTTAATTTACCAGAAGCAAGAAGAGCTAATAGACAAGCTAATAGACAGGGAAGACAAGCTAATAGAGCAGCTAACCAACAAAGAAGACAAGATACTAGAGCTATAAATCAAAGCTTAAGACAAGGAGCTAGAACAGAAGGTTTTGAATTTGAGCGTTATTCAACTGATCGTATCCGATTCAAGAGAAATAAATTAGATACTAAAACATTAACTATTGACAGCTATAATGGTGGTCCTAAATCAGTATATGGTATAGGAAGAACTATTATTAATAGATATGTTTTTACTGAAGACATAAATAGAATAAATGAGTCTTTTGCTAAATCAAAAATAAGAACAACTCAAGGTAGTTTAGCAGTTAATCCATTAACAACCCCAAGTATATTTGAAAACAGTAGTGGCAGCTATTTTACAGCATCAATTGCAGAACCTATATCAGAACCAGCTACAATTTTTGCTAACATCAAAGAAAACAATCAGTTTAATGTATTAGGAAGAAAGTTCAAACCAAATAGATTCATATACGGAACTTACACTCCAGAAAGCTGGTTAGTACCAGAAAACAGTTTAATTAATAATAATGCTTTAAAAGAAATTAAAGCACCTTCAATAAATCCTGTTATTGATACACCATCAGATAAATTTAAGGTAATTAAAACTGGTGAAGAAACTACAGATTATACTAATGGTACAAGAACTGTTGATAATGATCTTAAACTTACATCTGGAGCGGGTCAAGCAGGAGATAAAACTCCTACAAGAGCAGTTTACACAGGTAAAACTCAGGCAGAGGTAGATGCTAAACAAGATGCTAATAGTATTATTTCAACAAAAGCTAAACCAAGAGCTTTAGATGAAGCAGTAGTTAAGTCTACACGCAAGAAACGACAGGTTAAAGCATCTATTGTAAATGTAGATGGTATGGAAGGTGGTTTGGAAACTACTTACACTAGTGGTGAAATGGCGAAGTTTCCAAAAACAGAAATATCTAATGTTACTGCTGGAAAAGGATTATTTGAAACCCAAAATGTACCAGTAAACCGAAGTATAGATAAAAATAATAACAGCTTTTTATATCTTAACGACCAAAATAAAGTCCCTCAATTTAATAGAATTGATCAAGCCATAATGCAAATTAAGTTTGATACAATTAATCCATTCACAGCAGCTAAAGAAAGAACAGTAGTATTTTCAGCATATATGTCTGGTTTTAAATATAATTCTAACTCAACTTGGAACCCAGTAAAATATGTGGGTAGGTCAGAAAGTTTTTATATATTTACCGAACATAAAAGAGAGGTAAGCTTTAACTTACAAATTCCATGTTTCAACAGAGTACATTTACTTGAAAAACATAGAGCTTTAAGTGAATTGCAATCTGCTGGAGCTGGAAAATACGATAAGAATAACAGATTAGGAGGAGTAATAACCAAGATAACATTAGGAAACTACTTAGTAAATGAACCAGGAATATTAACATCAATTTCATTTGATATACCTGATACTTCTACTTGGGATATAGATGAAAAATTAGCAATGTATATAAATGCTCAATTTAGTTTCATAGTTATTGGAAAGGATCTTCCAGAATACAAAGAAGGTGGATTTTTAAGTTATTTAACTAATCCACTAGTAGGAACAGGATTTTTAACAGGATTAGCAAACGCTAGATAATGAGATATACAACAAAAGATATTACACAAAAACCAACAGGTACAAAGTACCTTAAGTTAAAGAAATATCCAAATATTCCTTTATCTGAGGACGATGTCTACGTTATTACAACAATAGGAGATAGACTAGATCTATTAGCCTATGCATACTATAAAAACCCAGAATACTGGTGGGTTATATCATCAGCAAATAATAATATAAACAAGGGATCCATGTTCCTAACACCAGGTACTCAATTAAGAATACCAACAGATTTAGGAGCCGTTTTGAGATTATTTAATGATTTAAATTACAAATAATGTTATGTCTATATTTAAAGAATCATTTCCATCTCACATTAAAACTCAACTCCTAAAGAGAGGAGAGGCTATTGCTAGACGTGGTCTATCAGACTTAGTAATTCATAATGGATCAAAAGCTTGGATAAGAATGTCTTCATCTGTTGATGTTAAAGGTGATAGTGGTGCTTTAGCTAAAAATTATGTTTTAGTTGGTGGTGCTTTATATAACGGTAAACTAAGAAGTGGTGTTGGTGTAGATGCTAGTAATGCATATTCTTTACAAACACCAAGTGGAAAAACACACTTATATGGTGTTAGACCAATGCCTGGTATTACAGGTGTCGAAGTTAAATCAAAAGGTGCTTATGGTTCATTAAGAGAAGTAACTATAAATTTTAACTGTTGGGATATTACTCAACTAGAGGATTTAGAATTACTTTACATGAGACCAGGCTACTCAGTATTATTAGAATGGGGATGGATTCCTTATATTAATAATGATGGAGCTTTAGTATCATCACCTTCATCATTTAATATATTTGATAGTAATCTTAATGGTAAAGACTACCAAAATGTATTCCAACAATTATTTAAATTAGAGGAAGAAGCTCATGGAAATTATGGTGGATTCTTAGGTATAATTAAAAACTATAAATGGTCAGCTAGACCAGATGGGGGATATGATTGTACTACAACTTTAATTTCTATTGGTGAAATGATAGAATCATTAAAGATAAACTACAATGCAACTAACTTATCATTAATTCAATTATCAACCAGTGGTTATCTACAAATAAAAAATTCAGCTCGTGTACCAGATCCAGATTATCTAGAAAAATTCTACCAAAGAAATTTCTTATCTGGTCTGATATATGAATTGCATGAATCTATTCCATCAGAAAACTATAATCAAACGTTTACCGTAGAAGACAAATTTGGAGTTAAATATGATTTGTTTTCTATGGATATTGAATTACATGATGAAACAGAGGAAATGGAGGAAATGACCACAGGTGATGGTCAAGTATTTATTTCATTAGAATCTTTTTGTAAACTAATAAATAACCACATTACAGTAGGTATTGTAGCTGAAGATGGAAACAAACCAATTGTTGGAGTAACAACAAGTGATAGACCTTATCAAAATGGTGGGCAAATATCAGCTGAAAATTTAAAAAATCCAACCTCTCCATATCTATTGTGTTTATGTCATCCTCTTCAAATATCGGTAGACCCATCAATATGTTTAATTAGAAATGATATTTGGGGATCTTTTAAACTTCCTGAAGGTTTAGGTAGTACAGAATCATCAGAAGTTCCTGCAACTACAGGTGACCCTGGAAAACAAGTTGATGCTAATATTAATTTTAATGGTTCCCTTACTCCCGCAGAAACTGCTGCAAAAACAACAATAAATGAAGTAATAGCAGAAATTACTGGAAAAAGTGATAGTGATGAGAAATTTATTGTAAATTCATTAAAAAAATATTTTGATGCTTGTAAAGCAGCGGGTGTTAATGAAGATAAAGCCGCTAGTGAACTTTCAAGACAATTTGAATTAGCTGTAACCGTTAGTAAAAAAGTTGTTGATGCAGATCCAATGCCCGTTGTATCTATAGGTGGAAAAAGTTCATACAGCAATGAACAACTTTATGACTTTTTAGATACAACTCTAGATGAAGATGATGAATTAATTCCTATTTCTTTAGGTTTAAAAAACTTAAAAGGTAAAGATTTAGGTATTATTAAAGCTAGAAAAGCAGCAATTACAACTCAAATTAAAACTGAGGAAAAGGTAGAAGAAATAAAAGATAAACAAGATGATGCTGAAGCGGATCTTAGTTTTATGTCAGGCTTAAAAAACTTCTCAGTATCTGATGCTAACGGAACAGCAGATCTTGCTTGTAAAGCAGGTTTAGGACAAATAGGAAACATATTCATTAATTTACGTTACTTGTTAAGATCAAGTAAAGATCCTGGACTAGAAGGAAGTGATAAAAATGGTAAAAATACCATTAATCTGTATGATTTTTTAAAGAAAATGTTAACAGACATATCCACAGCAACAGGAAATGTAAATAATTTTGATATACATGTTGACCCTATAGATAGCATAGCTAGAATTATTGATGTTAACTTTGTAGATACCCAAAACAAAAAATCAGCTTACGACAATACATTTACATTTTATTCTGAAAATGGCACACCAACTGGAAAATATAATGGTTTAAAATCTATTGTAAGAAATTATTCATTAGAATCTCAAATATTCTCTGAGCAATCTTCTATTGTAGCAATTGGTGCTCAAACAGGTGGTGGTCAATTAGGATTAGAAAATGATACTATGGTTGGTTTTAACCAAGGTGTAAAAGACCGTTTAAAACCACAAACAAATGCTATGAACACTACTAAAGATCAAAACAGTTCTGGTGTTCAATTAGAAAATTTATTAACCAACTTAACACCAATATATGAATTTATTGGAGAAATGGGTGGTAATGAAGCAGATTTATACTTAAATGAAGTAAGTAAATATGAAGGTGCTCTTAGAGATACTATAGCATTATTTAGAGCATTATCTAAAAATCCAATCAAATTCAAAGCAATTATCCCAACAAAACTAACATTAGAAATAGATGGTATATCAAATCTAATTATAGGACATATGTTCAATATCCATCCAGATTTACTTCCTAAAGGATATAAGACTGATGGTGAAGAAGTAGGTAGAAGATTAGGATATATTTTAACAGGTATAGGACATACTGTTAATGATAATGGTTGGGTTACTAAGCTAGAAGGTCAAACAATTATTCTAGAAGAACCAGATGGTGAAGAAAAAAATCTATTTGATGTTACACTAACTAAAGTTGATAATAAAGAAAAAGTAGAAAAAGTAGTTACAAAAATTAAATCTGATGGAAAAGGAAATGTTACAGCTGATGGTAAAGATTGGGAAGGTAAAATGAGAAATGAAGCTGGAGGAAGAATAGAATCAGAAGCAGTAACAACACAAAATTTTTCTAAAAAATGGTACCCTGGTTACAAATTTACTAAAGGCACATCCGATATAAACTTATCTAAAGGAGGTTTAAGACCTTTAACTGAAAGTGAAATTATTGATGAAACTTACAAAAATAGATTTAATCTAGGAAAACTCAAAACACCAGTACCAATGTTTGTTGTCCATCATACAGCAGGACATAAAAAGGATGGATCTAACAGTGTTTATCGTACCTTTTACGATAGAGGATATCCAGCTCAATATGTAATAGACGGAAATGGTAAGATTTATAGATTTATGCCTGATGGTGCTATTGGGTGGCAGGCAAAAGGTTATAACAGCAAATCAATGGGTGTTGAAGTACAAGCATTAAAAGACAGTGATGTAAGTATGGTTCAAGTGCAAGCAGCTGCTCGTCTTATACACTATTTAGGATTTAAAAAAGATCAAATAGTAGGACATGGACAGATTTCTAAAAATAAACAAGCAACTGAAGGTAAAACTATTGTTGATTATATAAAGAACAATTTATAATGAGAGCTCCTAAAAATATAGCAAAAGTAAATTATACAACAGGAGGAAAATATTTAGATTCTAATTATAATCCTTATACAGGATATTATTGTGAAGTAAGAGGCAAAGCATACCCTGGAAAAGTATATACAGGAAGATCTAAACCATTGATATTAGCATCTAGTTTAGTTAAAGATAATAAGGTAAAGGGATATTACTTTAATATAGATACTGTTATTGGAGATGAAGACCAGGAAGGTAATGTATCAAAGGGTAAAGATTTTGTATTAAGATACTTTGTTAAATATGTTTTTGCAGTTCCTGTTTATATAAGAGAAGTTGATATTAACACTTATAACAAAGTTAAAAATAATCCATTATATCAAACAGTAGTTCTAAAATATACTACAAGATTTGCATTTAGAGTAGGTGGGTTTTTTAACATTGAAGAAGTAGAGCAAGCGGAAAAGAAAATGCCTGGGATCAAATTATATCTTCAAGAAGAACTTGGTTAAGTCAAAATTTTATCTTAAATTTAATATTATAAAGGTTATGAAATATGTTTTACATTATAGAAAAATCAGAACAATTAATGCAACTAGGTCCTTTTGAGGATTGTTTCATTAATTTTATTTCTGAAAATGATAATTATCATCCCGCATTAACTAATTTAAGTCTAATATACATTAGACCACTCAGCGGTAGAAAAGGATATATGTTGTGTCTTAATCACAATGAATCTCTTAGTTTGGATAAACAAGAAGTATTTAATTGGTTACTTAACAACACAGAACGATTATGGTTACTAGATAAAAAGGATGCCTTGCATTGGTTTCCTTATAATGATAAATTATTTGACGCCCATTTGTTAGATTTTGTTGACTTAACTGAGACATTAGGTAATGCCTGTATTTCTTACTATTATAGTAATTATAAGCATTTGCCTAATGTCAATTGTTTAATTCCTATTAGCAAACATTTTGAAGAAAGCGAAGCAATATTTAATACAACATTGCCTATAATCAAACAATACAAACTAACCAACACACAATTCCAGTTTCAAAATTTTCGCACAGCATATGTGTTTTATCAAATAGAAAAAAACGGCGTAAAGGTAGATAAAAACTGCTTTATTGATTTCTACAAAGATAAGTTACATTACCCCCAATACAATTTATTTAAGGGCAAGATATACACTAGATATAACCTACATACAACAACTTCACGTCCATCTAATACATTTAATGGCACCAACTATGCTGCATTAAATAAAGATAATGGCGAAAGAATATGTTATAAACCTGAAAACGACATGTTTATCGAATTTGATTTTCAGGGGTATCATCCACGATTGATTGGTGAATTAGTAGGATTTGAATTTCCTAAAGATAGAAATACATACGAATATCTAGGTGAAATATTAGGTGTATCACAGCAAGAAGCCAAAGAATTAACATTTAAACAATTATATGGTGGTGTTTGGGCTGAATATCAATACAAACCATTTTTCCAAAATGTAAATACATTTATAGATGGTATGTGGGATACGTACCAGTATGGAAAATCATACTCAACTGTGAATAAAATATTTATACCTGATGCTGAGATGACTCGCAATAAATTATTTAATTACATAGTTCAAAGTACTGAGACATCAACCAATGTTGAATTACTTGAGTTGGTATTAGATTATTTAAAAGATAAAAAAACAAAATTAGTATTGTATACTTATGATGCATTTTTGTTTGATTATAGCAAAGAAGATAAAGATTTATTAACAGAATTAACAAAGTTACTACAATACCCAGTAACAATTAAACGTGGCAAATCATATCACGGTCTAGAAAAAATATAAATATTTATTATGGAACAATTAAACGAACTAGACTTGAATAAATTATTCTGTACATTCACAACTCCACTGGATTTGGAAAGCACAGTGAACACAATCAATCGTCGTTACGCTATTATATTCAATAAGATATTCATCTTAGAGTCTCCACAAAGCGAAGAATTGATGTGTACATATAATATTGATGCGGGAAATATGCAGGAAGCCCCAATGGCTAACACTATCCTATTGCATCGTAAAAAGGAAAGTAATACGTTATATACAATCAATGCCTTGAATACATTAATCAAGACATTAAATAATGGCGTTTTAGATAAAGCATATATAGTTGATTGGAACCAATATAAAAACTGTATATTGCTCACTGATGGCCCTAATCTACGCAGATTAGATACGGCTATCCACAGAATTATAGATTTGTCTGCCCACTAGTTTGGCTTTCAAAAGACTCTGTCGTATATTTAATTCTAAACATAAAATAGTTATGGATTTATCATTTGTAAAACAGAAGTTAGCTGACAATGCTAACAAAGGCGCTAAGCGCGAAAAAATCGATTACACAAAAATTTTCTGGAAACCAAAAGCAGGTAAGTACCAAATTCGTATTATACCTAACAAATTCAGAAAAGAATGGCCATTGCGTGAAGTTCAAATGCACTATGGCTTCTCTAAAGGACCAATTTTGGCCCTAACAAATTGGAGCGAATCAGATCCTATTGTGGATTTCGCTCAAAAGCTTCGTAAATCAGCTGATAAAGATGATTGGACATTAGCTAACAAAATTTCTCCTAAAACACGTTATTTCGCTCCAGTAATCGTTCGCGGTGAAGAGAGTGCAGGTGTACGTTTGTGGGAAGTTGGTAAATTAGTAAATGACCAATTGATGGGAATCGCTGCTGATGAAGATTATGGTGATTTTACAGATATCACTGATGGTAGAGACTTTACAGTTGAAGCTGTTGATGATGTAGTTGCTGGAAGAAAAAGTATTAAATGTACTTTACGTCCTAAAGTAAAATCAACTCCGATCTCTGAAGATGCTGAGTTAGTAAACAAAGCATTAGATGAACAACCAGATATCTTAGGTATTAATCGTAAGTATTCTTATGATCAATTGAAAGATATTTTACAAAAATGGTTGTCTCCTGAAGACGAAACAGAAGCAAATACTCCAATTGCATCTAAAGATGAGGAAGAAGAAGAAGAAGATGACTTCATTAAAGAAATGAATGCACCTGTTCAACCTTATTCTCTAGATATCAAACCAAAAGAGAATGCTGCAGACAAATTTGATTCACTATTTAACGACTAAAAATGGCAAAAAAAGACAGTTTAACTCAGGTAGTATCTGAGTCCCTGAAAAAATCCTTTGATATTGATGCTTTTAAGAAATCTAAATTCTTAGATCAATCTGTAAAGTTTAAACCTCAAAAATGGATTCCACTGTCTAAAGCATTTCAAGATGTACTGTCTATTCCTGGTATCCCGATGGGCCACATAACTTTGTTACGTGGTCACTCGGATACAGGTAAGACAACAGCGATGTTGGAAGCTGCAGTAGCAGCACAAAAGATGGGTGTATTGCCTGTCTTTATTGTTACTGAGATGAAGTGGAACTGGGAACACGCTCAACAAATGGGCTTTGAAATGTCACCTGTGGTAGATAAAGAAACAGGTGAAGTAATTGATTATAAAGGATTCTTCGTTTATGTAGATAGAGGATCACTAAACACAATCGAAGATGTAGCGGCATTTATAG